TTTGTGGTGACCCGGAATACTTCGCTTATGGTTGTTCCGAAGTCCAGATAAGCAAGTAGGTTTGCAGTTGCAGTAGCTCCACTTCCGCCACCCCCTGAGAAGGTGACGGCAGGGGCGGAAACATAACCTGTTCCATTTGCGGTGACCGCAATCCCATTAACCTCGCCATCGCTATTGATTGTTGCGGTTGCGGTTGCCGCTCCTGCGACTGAAACAGTGGGTGCAGAACTGTATGAAGTTCCTCCACTTCCGACGTCAATCGAACGAACGCGAACGTCAGGTACGACTTGAGTCAAGCGGGATACGAAAGGCCAAGCTGTGCGATCCCATGCCAAGCGGCCAAAGCGATTGAATGAACGAGTGGATGCATCAGTCTCTGCACTCAAGAGCGAATCTACCCCAATCATTTGGGTCAAACTCGTTCTCATCCCGCTGACCGTGGTTACCCTCATGCTATTCCCAAACCTCCTTGAAAGGTTTTCTTGTCAAAGGATTTCGTTTTTAAAGCAGGATTGTCTCGGAGGAACTCCTTGACGAAGGATTTGTCTCCCCAACATCCGGGTTTAAACTGTTGCCAACGGAAGTATTCTCTTGCGGGGATAGTTGCTTTTAATTGACCTACGCCTTCCATCATTCCGCCTATCTCGTTCTCCTTGCCACATTCTATTTCGCGTTTTTTTGCCTCGTATTTTTCGAGATCCACTTCATAACGCAAATGCCGTTCAAGGTTTTTCATGAACGACGAACCGTTGCCTTGGTCTTTCTTCCACTTAGGAATGAAAATCTCAGACATAGTTATTAAGGGTTATGCCTGTTGCGTTCGGGGGACTCGCGGAAAAAAAGAAAAAAACCGCGAGCCTCCCCAGAACAACAACAAAACGAATTAACCGACGTCGTTGGCCGAGTGCATGGCCAAGTAGATGTCAAGTTCTCCTGCGGTCAGCGCGGATGGTGAACCGGAAGAGGAGTTTGTGAACAACGCTTCGAGTTGGTCAGAAGCAGGGGCGAAGGTTCCTGCCAAGGTGACCGGAGCAGCACCAATTGCACTAATGAGTGGACCTGCGGTCAACACACTAGTAGCAGTGATGAAGTTATTCGGGTCACCGTCAGTACCGACTTGAATCGACAAGCCCCCGGTTCCCGCGAATGCGGTTGTGATATTCACCATTGCCTTCGAGATGATGAAGTCAGTCGGTGTCGCACCAAGCGTTACCGTGACGAGATCGGAAGAGCCGGAGCCTTCGTCAATGTCGGTGTACTTGATGGTGTACTTGTGGGTGAACCCTTGTGCGCGTTCCTGGTTGCTGAGAACACTCTTGCGAGCGTTATCGAGAGTTACGTCTGTATTTGCCATGTCTTATATCTCCTAAGTTATTGATTATCAGTTAAAAAAGCCATGAGCCTTTGGCGAATAACAGGCCAATCCGCAAATTACGTCCACAAAACCTCTGCGGCCTCCGCCTTGATCTTCCAACTCGGTGGCAGACTCGGCTTTGAGCGAGTGCATTCCGACGTATTCGGGATCAACAAGAAGTCCGGCATCAGCGTCGATAGTGTCCGATCCGCTCGTTCTATTGACGAAAAGACTCGGCAGGATGCTCACCGTTCCGAAATCTCCCTCATATAGCGAAACTGTCATAGTGATCTTGCGGGACTCAGCGTCCTGGTTGACAACGTAAGTTCCGTTGGTTGCGGCAAGCTGACGAGAGAAGTTTGAGATCTCTTGCTTGAGGCTTGGGCCTGCAATTAAGGTAAGTTGACCACCAGGCATTCCGTTGGCTTCGTAGAGTTCTTGAAGAACGCTGTTGAAGGTAGCTTCGGTTTGGGTTCCCGTGGTGTCGTTGGCAACGCTTTGGTAAGCGGCAGGAATATCGGAGGGTTGACCACCCGATCCAAGCCACTTGAGCAATCCGCGAGTCTTGTAAGGCGTGCCACTTCCGGCTTCGGCCTGACGGTCTTGAGCGGAGCAGAATGCACTTTCGATTGAACGCTTAACGTTGCGAACAGCTTTGGACTCGGCATTGGCGAATTCGGATGCGACTCCGGCGGTGTCAACGAGTTGCTGAATGTCGGAAACCTGAAAGGTGTCGCGAAACTTCTGAACATAATTCCCAAGTCTAGCGCGATCCTCGGCTTGATTCTTAAAAGAACTTACGTCCTCGCCTTCATTCACTCCCGAAAAGTCAGGCGTGCTGAGTTTGTCTGCTTGCCATTCGACGAATGTGCTAGTTGCGTTACCCTTTTTCATCATGCTGACCAGGGGACTAGCCTCCGGTTCTAACACGGTGATAATGTCTAAAATCTGCTCGCGATTGCCAGCAGTGTTATATGATGTACTTGATGCCATCTAATGTATCCTCCTTGAGTTTTAAATTATGCGGTTGCCCGCTTGAGTTTAAGATAGTGTTGGTAGTCTCCCATGTCCCCGGACTTATCAAATTTTGCCTTGGCCGATTCCAATGCTTTCTTTCGTTGCGAGTTCTCCGTCCTTGGCTTGGCGCTTCCTGCTTCGACTGAAGCTACGGGAGCCTTCGGCTTTGGTTTCGGTTTGCTCGAATTGACCTGGCGTGCTTGGAGTGCTTTCATTCCTTCAATCATCAAGCCGACTGCAAAGTTGCCGTTCGGCAAATGCTCGACTAGTGGTTGATAGAGTGGGTTACTCTTCACTTGCATGAACAACTTGTAGTCCTCGCTTTCGCCATCACTTAAGAAGTCGAACGTTTGGATTGCGTGTTGGTCACTTTGTGTACGCTCCTCGATCCATTTCTGTCTCGCGGGTGCATCCTTTCGTAAAACCTTACGGGCGTTTGCCCTGATCCTACGAAGGTCGGCCTTAGTGTAGGTTTTGTCCCCATCCTTGGCTACGTACTCGTTTCCGGAATCGTCGTACTCAACTTCATTCTCCAACCCTTCTTCAGCCCATTCGATGAGCGTGGTCAGGTTCTCGACTTCTTTGGTGAGTGCTTGGACGTCGTTAACGTTATGCAATGCATTGTCTTTGAGAAAAGAAGGACTCTCGGTATTGGCAGGTTCGGGCTTTGCTTGGGCTTGCGCTTGTAGCTCTGCATTCTCCAGTGCCAGTGCTTTCTTCTGTGCGGTCAGATCGCCAAAGCGTTTGACTGCACTTAGGGAAAGCGACTTTGCGAGTTCCTTGGTTTCCTCTTCGGACAATGAGTCCAGGTCTATATTGAATTTAGAAAGAACAGTGTTCGGTTCGGCGGCTTCGGTTTGATCCGATTCTTCCGGTTCCTCAGTAGACTGTGTCTCCTCCGGTTCTTCGGACTCTTCAGCTAGATCAGAAGGTTCCAATTCCTCTTCGGGTGATTCGGGTTGCTCTTCCTCGGACTGAGCTTTCAGCAAGTTTGCTGCATACTCGGCCATTGAAAGATTCCCCTCTTCAGGCGTTACACTACTCTCAGCAGGTTCAGAGGTAGCGACTTCGGCTTCGATTGATTCGACTGTCATAATTAGCGCTTTTTTCGCTGTTACATATTGTAAGGCAGATTACCTTACAGGACAATTAAAAACAAAAAACCCCCTGCAAGTTGGCGGAACTCGCAGGGGGCGCATACACATCCCCATATGTTAGCGTGAAAAAATCAGAGTCGGTAAAAGGTATCGAGTTCTTCGTCTATAGCTTCGAGCTTTCCGCAGAGCATATAGTGTCTGTTCGTACACTCGATTACCTCTTTTACCTGGAGTTGGCGGATTACTTCTTCGCGCATGGACTCGCGCATCTCGATATACTTCAAAAAATTTGGTTCACCCTTTAAGAAGGTTAACGCTTGGATCGCTTCTTCCGGGTCAATTTCGTGGTAGGTTTTTTTCTTACGGGGCATATTGTTTTCTCCTTGGTTTACCACTTTACCTTGTTGGCCCAGTAGGCAGCCGAGGTTTTTCCTTTAGCGATATTCTTAGAATGTCTGGCTTTGAATGATGCTCTTTTTTTCTTCATTGTCTGTCCTTCACCCGCTTTGGGTTTACCCGCAGTGGATGCACCCTGTTGGCCAAATCGAATCATACGATCCTTTCCGTCATCCTTGATTAGAACGACATGGGATTTTTTCGGATGCTTTGGGGTTCGCTTCGGTTTGTTGTACCCGCTAAACCTTTCGCCACGGTATTCAACACTCACCGTCTCTTGAGCATCTTTTTCTTTTTCACTGGCATCTTCTTGCGTGCCGCTGCTTTTGCTTTATTTGAGGGTCTTCCGACCTTGCTTCCGTATGTACCTTTTCCGTAGGGCATGATGTTTCCTATGCTGCGCTTGGGGTTTCCCCAAACTGTGTTGGTGCGGCTCCGAGTCTACCGATCTGAGCATTCTGTTTCTGAGTTACTTGCATCTGTCTTTGTTGCAGGTAGTTCTGAATACGCTCTTGCAAGGCAGGATCTTGTTGAACCTTTTGCGTGACGTCGGGTTGTTGTAGCCACTGTTGAAATACTTGGAGTTTCATTTCGTGAGCGTCATTCGGACGAACATTGGGAGGAACTCCCGCATAGATTTCCGCAATCGTTTGACGTTCTTCTTCAACTGCCTTTTGCGATGCAGTCTCTTTTGGAATCATTATGCTCTCCGCAGCACCAGGCATGATTTGACCAACTGCGATTTGTAAAAGTCTCTCGGTATCAAGCGTGCCGTTCTTGTCCAACATTCCACCAAGCTCGGCAATCGCTTTTACACGATCAAGCATTTGTGCGGGATCTTGGGAAGCCGCATCGAATTGAAGTGAAAAGTCAAAGCGTTCACCGGGGTTGCCCTTGCTGAACTTCTGCAAGTCCTGCATTCCGGTGACCCGAAAGAATTCCTCGTCCGGTCCGTACTGCTGATAGAGGCTAAAGATTTGATCAAGGACTTGGCGAAGGTGAGAGAATACCTTGTCAATGATGTGCTGTTGTTTCATCTGCGCCTCAACCGGATCAACGCCTGGACCATTCCTTCCGAAGTATCGATTTACTTGTTCTTGGATATACCTGCGGAGTTCGACGTTTACCGTTGAACCACGTGGCGTATCCGCAAAACGAACCTCACCAGGAGTACGATAAGGGAGCCTTACCCCCGGGCCAAACCGTGTTGGGGACCTTCCAAGTGGATGCTCGATTGGTGGAAGCGTAGTCAGAGACTGAGCGTCTATTGCTGAGTCTACTTCTACCTTCAATGCTTGTTGGTCGGGTTCCGCAATAGTCGGGATTGAACGGGAAGAATAAAGTCGCTTGGAGGTACGCTCCCATGTGGTAACCGTGAACGGATACTTGCCATGAGCATAGTCCATGAGTTGATGCTTTGCATATGTCTCAGTCACACTGGCATGAAAGATCGTACAGAAAATACCTGCTATGTTGTCCTCATCCAAAAGTCTTTGGTAACAGTAGACAATTTTGACGTATTGATCATCGCTATGAACGAATTCGTCCTGCTCGCGGATATTGTAAAGATTGTCCTCGGCCTCGGCATTGTTCGCAAGGTCGATCACTTGCTCGACAAAGTTCTTGTCCCATCCCTCGGAATTGATCTTTGAACGAATCTGTTCGGGTGTCATGTTTACCACATGGAAGACGTAAGGCGCTTCTTGCGGATCAATCGTGTAGTTCGGCCAAAAGACGTCCTCGTCAGGGGCAAGGGCTTTGATTTTGGGGCGGCTAATCACTTCGCGAGTAACCGGAACGGTAGTTTCACCGTCTTTGCGTAGCTCTCGGAGCATTGCCCTACCCTTGGTACGACTAACTCCGAATTGTTCTTTGAGGGTTTCACTCAACTCGTCATCCATCGAACCGTCCTGTATTACTCCGGCTATCGCGGGTAACGCTTGGGCAATCTCATCGAACTTGATCGTTTGTTGTTGTTTCAGTTCTTGCTGATCGTAGTAACAGTAAGTTACAGTCATTCCCTTCTCAAAGAGATGATTCATCGAAAGTTCCATCTCAGAGTAGAACTCGTCCATCTTGGTATTGATGAGCCAACGAAGGAAATTGCTTATCACGGCTGCACGCTCAACGTCGTTTGATTCGGTTGGGGTAGCAACGATATGCGCACGTCGGATCGCATTCATTACCATCGAAACCTTACAACTGATGATCTCATCTGCCATGCGGATTTCGCTATCACTGGCGCCCTCCCAAGGAAATACTTCCCCGGTGGAACTCAGCGATGCGTGCTTCTTGAAGTCATCGCTCTTTCCTGCCCATTGGCAATTCCTTACGTCGTAGTCGCGTTGTTTCCGATCCAACCACTCACCCAAGTCGGATTGGGTTTCCTTATAAGTCTGAGCCAAATAAGCAATATCGGGCTTTTTGGAGACGTACAAAAGTTCGGGATCTGCGGCAGACAACATTGCGTTACAGATTGTAAGGCAATACGCCTTACAGGTCAACGCAATCGTAGTGTAGTGTAGTTAGTACCCTCCGCCACCCGTTGCTTGGAGGCTTGATTCGGTCACATGGTCGGGACCACTGACGTAAAAATATCGCAAGCAATCTATTTGATCTTTCCAGTGTTCCGATCTGCTCTGCCCTGAGTATTCCATCATCGAGTTGACCGTATTGTCACACCTGTCACTGACGAATAGCTTTGGAGTATTCTCGTCAGTCATGGGTTCGGTATCATCCCAAGACAAGGCATCGTTTATTTTCGCAATCCCTGCCTCAATGTCCACACCTGGTGCGGCACGGAACACGAATCCAAGGTTGCTCATCGTATTGATGATATTCGACTCGCCCTCTTTGGTACGCACCGTGGCCGCTCCCATCCTTGGGTCAACGATTCGTTCAAAGATATCCTCGCCATCCTCCAAGTCCTCAAAGTGAGTCTTGTAATCGACATAACCCCAACCCAACGGACGCTGACCGGGTCCGGGTTTTCCTACGCTCTTTCCCGCTCCATTGATATGAGGCAATGCCCAAGCACCCATTGTGCTGTCTGGGAATTCCCGGTAGACGTATGCCCGGCCATCGGAAATTACTCCGATCCATAATCCAACCCAAGGCTTGCTTCCGCCGGGGTCGCAGATGAAATACCTGGTCACGCTAATGGACGGATCTTTGATGAACGGGATTTGTTCATGTTCAATCACGTTGGACTCGCGGTTAAATTTTGGGAAGCGCCCTTGGAAGGACTTGGACGGGATACCGTACAGGCGAGCAAGCTTTACTTCTTGGGATTGCCGTGCATATGTCCGTACCAATTCTTGCCCGTCAATGAATGGATTGTCCTGAGTCCATAGGAAGTGTATCCGGCAATCAGGCCAATTTGCGGAGATTTGTTCAACGGGTAATTCCCTTTGCAAAAGTTCACTATATCTAGTCCTTACCGTTTCCGCGCCTTTTAACAAACTGTCAACCAATGGGGTAAAACCTTGTAGGGTTGTGAACGACAAAATCAAGCGACCATGATAGTCAACCGTTCGACCAAGTAGCGTTTCGTAAATATTATTGGGAACCTCTTCCTCAAGGTGAATGCAATGAGCAGACCAGCCCTCGAAGATTTGCGGGTCTGCCATGAACTGGCGATAATTATTGAAGTATATCGTTGAGCCACGCTCTGCGCTTGGGTCAGTAGGCGGAAGGATTGCCTTGGCCGAATTGAATCCGTTCTTCTGATTATATTGAAGACTATGATTCGGTCCCTTCTTCTTCGATCTCTTGTATCGGGCAGGAAGCGCAGCCCATACCATTTTCTGCGAGTCTTGAATTGATCGCTCTTCCGTCACGTGCATCGAGCGGATCTCCGCTTCGGGAATCGTCTGAGCAAGATGCACAAGCATACGAGTGGAAAAAATAGATTTCGACGAACGATTCCCTCCAAGTATCACATGAATCTTATCCTTATCAAATCGCTCCATTACTCTGCGCCAACCGGGCAATGTCCATCCCCATTGGATCGGGTCTTCCTTCTCGGAACCAGGTTGATCCATTAGCAGACGAGTAAGCGTTTGGGCGCGTTCCGGGTCTTCTATGGTCAAGCGATCAATCTCTTCGGGGCTTAACGCGCAGACTAGCTCGCCCTTGTCGTACTTCAAGTCATCCGTCCAAGGGATTCCGAAGTGTGCGTCTACTTCGTCAGTGTATGTAATCTTAGGCATCGAACCGTCTAAGCTTATCTTGCGTCAATGCATACCCTACCCCATGTCCCAAGTCGGTCTTGTTCTTATCGAGAATAAGTTCCTCCTTATGTACCCATCCCTTGAAATCGAGGGTCGATCCATCGACCACGCAAAGGACGTAAACATCCACATCAGGATTTACCTTGAGAGTGGAAAGCAATCGGGCGGTCTTGTGCTTGGACGCTTTGACGTCATAACGCTTGCCACTTGCCATTACCCCATCCGCAGATCCGCTTCGTGGAGTAAGTCCCAAGTCGGGAAAGACGTTCATCTGCTTCGCAAATCCATACTCCGCCATCATGCCCATCACGTCTGCTTCGCTACCGTCCTGGTTACCCATCTTCGCATCACGCACCCCGTTTCCACGGGCAATCAAGGTACGCATTCGGCCAACCATTTGGCAGACTTGGACTTCATCGGGTTGGAGGGTGAGCTTCATTCCCTCGCTTGGATCTCCATGCCTACGATTATTCCTTCTTCGAGCGTCTTGACCGGGATTTCTTCCGCCCCAACTGTCCATCCCTCAGAATCCGTTCCAACGTTTTTTGGTCGAATTTCGAGCATGGTGGACCCAGCTTTTTCAAGTCGCACCGTGGTAAGACTGCAACGGAGTCGGGTATTGCTCTTCCGTATTTTTTCCAAAAGACTAGGTTGAATCCGGGTGGGCATTTCACAGATCACTCTTCGCTCTTTCTTCCGTGAGTTCCTTCCAAAGATCAGAACATCTTCTCTTCAACTCAAGGTTCTCCTCAACGAGTTCCTTGTTCTCGACTTTGAGTGCATCGCGTTCCTTGGTCAGACGCACAACCATTTGTGGCCAAGTGCCTATCTTCTTGGTGGGTTTATAAACGTTCACTCGTCATCCTCCTCCAAATCAATGTCACTCTCGAATTCAATGACGTCTTCGTAGTATTCGTTCAGTGCATCCTTTGCACAGTCCAAGATATCGTCCTGTTCCAAATCACTCTCTTGTTCCCACCTGTGAAAAAGAGCTTTGAGTTCATGAATGCATTGTCTACTGGCTTCGCTCATTTCTTCTTTCTGAAATCCAAACCCGATCCACCAGGCATGACTCGTTGAATACCCGTGCGAATAGCGTGCTTTTCTCCATCCTTGCCAACCTCGAATCCAAGGATTCGCGTATTACTCCAAAAGCGTTCCCACGCCTCATGAGCTTCCGGCAAGGTAAGGGTCTTTTCACTCTTCTTCTTCTTCTTCGGTTTCCTCATCCTTGTCAGTGCCTTGGCAATAATGGTTTTCCATGTCTTCCTCATCACCCATCTCTCCGCAAATCCCACATCGATGCGGTAAGTCGTAGCTTTTCCATCCCATGAATTGTCCCATCTATTCAGCCTCCTTGTCGTTTAATTGTTTCCATAAAGTTCGCCATGCCAGTTCTGCGCAGGCTGGCAAAACGCCATTTCCGAGAAGACGTAAACGGTCTACGCGATTCACGATTGCATCCACTCCTTCGGCAATTGGGTCCACCCCACTTCGAGGCCCATCAACTGCTCCACCCAATTCGGATTGAGCTTCGGTGACCCTTGGTTCTTCCCACTCGTATTGCTCTTCTCCGGGGCGGGAGGGCCATTGTGTTTCTTTGCTTCCTTGACTAACGAAGTCCTCCTTTTCGCACTTGGATTCACATTGCTCGAATCGTCCTCCAACGGAATAGGCCAATTCTTCTTCGCTTCCTCCGCCAGTATCTTTCCTCCCGTTCCGGGCTTGCGACTGCCTGGGTTCCCGGCTCGCGGGGTGGGCCAATTCTCCATCTGATTCAAGTCCCGCCCCAAGCACTTCTGATTGCTCTCCTTCGCGGTTCTCGCGCCCTCGATGTGGTCGGAGGCTTGTGGGGTTGCCCAGTTCGGTTGCACCCATTCCCTCAGTTGCGCCTTCCCCGCAGGCATCGTTCCGTCCTTCACCCTCTTGATCTTCGATTGGGAGTGTCCTATTGAATCCGAAGCTCGCGGAGTCGGAAAGCCTCCCAAGGATGAAGACTCGTTTCCTTTGGTGTGGCGCGCCGACTTCAAGCGCCGAGAAGATTCCCCACGCACACGAATAACCTCTTTGTTCCAAGTCTCCGAGGACATACTTGAGTACCGATTCCCCGTCTGCGGTTTTAGCGCTAATGACCCCGGGAACGTTTTCGAGGAAGACGTATTGAGGCAAGCAAACGGAAATTCCATCTGCGATTCTTGGATAGATGTGTCGGGGATCTTCGGTTGATTGTCTACGCCCGGCAGTGCTGAAGGGTTGGCAGGGAAAACCCGCGCTGAGTATCCCAATTTGTCCACGTAGGTCTTCAAATGGAAAGTCGTAGATATCCGGGAACACAGCACACGCACCCAATTGTCCCGTTTCCATTTTCGCAATAAGCCCGCCAATTGCGTAGGCTTCGATCTCACAGTGAGCGAGAGTCTGCAAGTTTGGAATAACTCTTTTAAGTCCGAGTCCGATTCCATCGTAACCGGAACACAAAGAGACGTAGGTAGGAATACCAAGGGTTTCATCAGACTCCATTACCCCCTACCAATCTATCCTTCCTGTCGTAATTCCCTACCAAGCGGTACATGTCACCATCCTCCTTGACTAACTTGACAACGGCACCCAATCCGAATTTGCCCGGTTGTGCCTTGAAGCGGCCATGACTACCATCAGGGAATTCGACGTTTCGCAAATATGGGTTCCGAGGTAACAAATAAACCTTGCCCATTCGTTCCAAAGGTTTCTCCAAACTCTGGCGAATCATGCCCTCTTTCACCATTGCTGCCTCAATCCCAAGACTTTGTTTCTTCTTGGCTTCGGAAATAATAAAATCCGTATCTTCCTCACTGAGGTCTTCCTTAAGATCCGCTTCCACTTCCAATAACATGGCTACCGCTTTCTTGCTCAAGCGTCCCATAGACAAGTTCATACGAAAGCTATTCGCCTTAATACCAAGCTTCTGCGCAAAGGCAGGGTGCGTAATACCCGAATCCGACAATATCTTCTTTGCTCGTTCAGTATCCATGTGTAGTCGCTTGTATTCTTTTACATTGCTATGTCAACTAAATTGAACTAATAACCAAAAAATATGCCGAGATTCTACCGCCGCCGCAAAAAACC